CCTGTGGTGTCGTTCCCCGGCGAAGGCGTGATCCTGTTCGGTGACAAGACCGCACAGACCAAGCCATCGGCATTCGACCGCATCAATGTTCGTCGTCTGTTCATCATTCTTGAGAAGGCAATTGCAACTGCGTCCAAGTTCTTCCTGTTCGAACAGAACGATGGATTTACTCGCGCTCAGTTCAAGAATCTGATTGTTCCGTTCCTCAAGACGGTTCAGCAGCGGCGAGGCATCACCGACTTCAAGGTGGTGTGCGACGAAACCAACAACACTGGCGAGGTGATCGACCGCAACGAGTTTGTTGCCGATATCTTCGTCAAGCCCACTCGCAGCATCAACTTCATTCAGTTGAACTTTATTGCCACCAAGACTGGCGTTAATTTCAGCGAAGTTGGCGGTTGATCGTATAGATATTCGGGTTAACAAAAGGAGCAATTAAATGCCAGTAGATCCAACCAACAATATTTCAGGATTTGTGAATGCCTTCTCTGGTGGAGGTATCCGCACAAACCTGTTCGTGGTCAATGGCACCATTCCCGGTTATTCGAACAACCGAGCCATTTCGTTCTTGTGTAAGGCTGCACAGATCCCTGCCTCGTCCCTTGGAACCATTGAGGTTCCATACCGTGGTCGCCGCATCAAACTTCCGGGTGACCGCACATTCCAAGACTGGCAGTTGACGGTTATTTCAGATGCCAATCTTGCACTTCGTTCGGCTTTTGAAAACTGGAGCGCAATCTTCAATTCTCACACCTCCAATGTTGCTCCCCGCAACTTCATGGAGTTCATGCCTACATGGTCGGTCACCCAACTGCACCGCGATGGAGAAGCACTGCGAACCTATAGTTTCGTTGGATGCTTCCCCTCGGAAGTAGGAACCATTGATCTGTCGTATGAAAACAACGATCAGATTGCCGAGTTCCCTGTCACCATCAACTACTCTTGGTGGGAGGCTGCTCCCGGCTCTGCAATTCCTGCAATTGGAAGTGGTTCTGGCATCAACCTGAACGGACTACTACAGAATCTCGGAATCAACATCGGTATCGGATTCTAACTTACTCTGAAAGGGTATCTACATTATGGCAATCAACCTGTTCGGGTTTAGCATCGGGAAAAAAGACGGCAAAGAAACGGCTTCTGCTGAGGATATCCTCAAGAAGCCTGTTTCATTTGTCCCTCCGGATTACGATGACGGAGCAACACCGATTGAGGTGGGTGGTTACTTTGGAGCGTATGTTGATTTTGACGGTTCGGTAAAGTCTGACATTGAACTCATCTACAAATACCGCGAGATGGCACTCCATCCGGAGTGCGAGAGCGCAATTGCAGACATCTGCAACGAAAGCATCGTATACAACGATACGCTTGATGCAGTAAAGATTGATGTGTCCGCAGTAAAGCAGTCCAAGGCAATCAAGGACAAAATAGAGGACGAATTCCATGAAGTCCTGCAACTACTTGATTTCACCAGACGCGGTTACGAGGTATTCAGAAAGTGGTATGTGGACAGCAGAATTTACTACCACATCATTATTGACGAGAAGAACCGGAAAAAAGGAATCATTGAACTGCGACCGATTGATCCGGTTCGCATACGCAAGGTTCGTAAGATAAAGAAAAAGCCACTGGCAGCAGACACCGGAACCGGAGTCACTAACAGAGGCCCGATGGGTATTAGTTTGGTTTCAGATATCGAAGAGTTTTACATCTACAGCGAACAAGATCAGTCTTCTTCAACTATGACACTTGACGGGCTGAAGATCAATCCTGACGCAATCTGCTTTGTACACAGCGGTCTGTACGATTCTCGCCGCAAAAAAATCATCGGTTATCTGCATAAGGCAATCAAGGCACTCAATCAGTTGCGGATGATCGAAGACTCGGTAATCATCTATCGTCTTGCCCGTGCCCCCGAACGCCGCATATTCTATGTGGATGTCGGAAATCTACCGAAACAGAAAGCAGAAGAATATGTTCGTGGGCTGATGCAGCGGTATCGCAACAAACTCATGTACGATCCCAACACGGGAGAGATGAGCGATCAGCGCAAGCACATGTCCATGCTTGAGGATTTCTGGATGCCCCGCCGTGAAGGTGGAAAGGGAACAGAAGTAAGCACCCTGCAAGGTGGTCAGAATCTCGGAGAGATGGAAGATGTGAAATACTTCCAAAAGAAACTTTTCCAATCTCTGAATGTTCCAACTTCCCGATTGGAAGAAAGTACGGGATTCAATATTGGTCGCGCATCTGAAATCAGCCGCGATGAAGTCAAATTCTTCAAATTCGTGGAACGCCTTCGTATGAAGTTCTCTGAGGTATTCCTGAATCTTCTCCGCACACAGTTGGTGCTGAAGGGTGTGATTCGTGAGGAAGAGTGGAAGGATATTGAACCAAAAATTGCGTTCAGGTTCAACAAGGATTCCCACTTCAGCGAACTGAAGGAGAGTGAAGTTCTCAAGGACAGGCTGCAAACCGCCCGTGATGCAGAGGATTTTGTAGGCAAGTACTACTCGCGTGATTTCGTCAGGCGGCATATCCTGAAGCAGACCGCCGAAGATATTGAAGAAATAGACGATGCCATCAAGGAAGAACTTGCTCAGGGCAAGATTGTTGCTCCGGAGGGCATGCAGACCCCCGTTCCGGCAGAGGGCACACCCGAACAGGTACAGGGTGCTGCCCCGGCAGCGGGTGGAGAAGCACCAACTTCAAATATTACAATCGGTGAAATTGTTGGCGGGGACGAGGATGAAGACGAATTAGGAAACCCGAAAGAGTGATTTGAAATGACATCTATTTTGCGGAAAATACAGAGAATCTAAATATAAGGTCTGACAAGGAGAACACATGGACACGAACAAAAAGATCGTAAAAGCCCTGCTAGAGAAGAACTATGTGGACGCTAAGGAAAGCGTTTTCAAGTCTCTGTACGCCAAGGCTTCACTCCTGATGGACGAGGAGCGCGTCAAGATTTCTGGTGCCCTGTTTGCTGAAGCAAAGGGAGAAGCAGAGGTCGAAGAAACCAAGGAAGACGACAAGGCTCCAAAGACCAAAGTTGTTGCAAAGAAGTCTAAAGTCAGCACCGTAGCCGACTCAGATTCACACTACTAAACATGAAACTAATAACCGAAACAATTCAGGACATCAACATTCTGACCGAAGAAAAAAACGGTCAGAAGCACTACTTCATTGAAGGTGTGTTCATGCAGGCTGAAGCGAAGAATCGCAACGGTCGTGTGTATCCCATGCCTGTCATGGAGAAGGAACTGAAGCGGTACAACAACGATTATGTGAAGACGAATCGTGCAATGGGTGAACTTGGTCATCCCGAAGGTCCAACCGTGAACTTGGAGCGTGTCTCGCATCTCATCAAGGACTTGCGCCTTGAAGGAAATGATGTGTACGGCAAAGCCAAGATTCTTGACACCCCCTATGGCAAGATTGTTCGCAATCTGATTGACGAGGGTGTAAAACTAGGAGTTTCTTCCCGTGGCATGGGTTCGCTGAAAGAGCAGGACGGAGTGAATGTCGTACAGGAAGACTTCATGTTGGCTGCGGTGGATGTGGTCGCTGACCCATCCGCTCCGAATGCATTTGTGAACGGCATCATGGAAGGACGGGAATGGATTTGGGAAAACGGGGTTCTCAAGCCAGTGGTAATTGAGCAGTATAAAGAAACCATCAAAAACACCCCATCTCGCAAATTGGAAGAGCAGGCAATCCGGCTCTTCAAGGACTTCATCTCAAGACTCTGAAGCGTCTACATATTTCTTAAAGGAGAACTCCAGTCATGGCTAACGAAAAGATCGAAGATGTCATCAAGAAGGTAATCCTCGGTGAGAACTTCCTCGCTGAGAACACCGACCCCACCGAACCTGAAGAGGTCGATGAGGAGGTTTTTGAAGAGGAAGTAGAAGAGATTGAGGAAGCCAAGGACGAAGAGGAAGAGGAGTCCGAGGAAGAAGAAGGCGAAGAAGAGGAAGAAGAGGACAAGAAGCCCGCCTTCCTGAAGAAGAAGTCCATGAAGGAAGCCGCTTCCGATTTCGCTGACACCAAGATTGCCCATGACGCAAACAAGAAGGGTCAGAAGATTGCCGAGCCGACCGGAGACAACTCTGGCAAGAACATGGGCACCATCAAGCCCAAGCCAAGCGCAGCCAGCAGCAAGATTGAGAAGCCCTCCATGAAGGAGAGCATCGAAACCTTGTTCGCTGGCAAGGAACTCAGCGAGGAGTTCAAGACTGAGGCTGCGACTCTGTTCGAAGCCCAACTTGCTGCTCGTACACAGGAACTAGAAGAAGAAATTCAGGCAAAGTATTCCACTCTTCTTGAGGAACACACTCTTGCGGTAACCGAGGAAATGGTCGGACGCATTGATGAATACCTCAACTATGTTGTGGAAGAGTGGATGCAGGAAAACCGTCTTGCCGTAAGCAACGGTCTTCGCACCGAAATCACCGAAGGTTTCATTGAAAAACTGCGCGGCGTGTTTGCCGAGTCGTACATCGAAATTCCTGAAGAGAAACTTGATCTGTTTGAATCCACGGTTGAGGACTACGAAACCCTCAAGAGTGAACTAGACGAGCAAGTAGAAAAGAACATGGAGATCAACGAAGAGTGCGAACAACTCCGTTGCGAACTCCTGTTCCGAGAACTCGCAGAAGGACTCACCGACACCGAAACTCAGAAACTCCGCAGCCTTGCGGAAAGCCTTGAGTTTGATTCAGTAGAGCAGTTTGCCGAGAAACTTGAAGTTCTCCGTGAGAACATCGAAAACATCGGCACCACCGAAGCCAAAACCAATCCATCCAACGAAGAGTCCCTTGAGGAGTCTTACGAGGAAGCGTCCGAGACTTCACCACTCATGGAGGCGTACATCAAGTCCATGAGCAAGAGCAAGGACTAATTTACTTCAAACCATTCAGTCATTCCTGACTGTTAACACCAAGGAGATAGACACATGAGCGTTAAGAACGACCTACTCACAGAACAGGCTCTCCGCAAGTGGAAGCCCGTTCTAGACCACAGCGACATGGCTCC